TAATTCGCCAGCGGTCTTTCTCTCTTCAGGTTTAGTGATCACACTCATTGGTTTTCTCGTACGTCACAAGCCGATCTTTCCCCTTTTTTGGGGAGAACTGCTCACCTACGGCTTTTTTAGAGTCCTTTTTAACCGTAGGATGGTACTTCATTTCCCAATGCTGTGAAGAAAGACTAACTTTGTCTTTTGACATCACTTTGCCTTGTTTTTTCGAACGTATGCAGCTAGCGCTTCTGATCGAGCATCATATTCCTCGCCTTCTCGCATTTCGGAAGGGGAATATTTTAGGTTAGAAGGAGATGCTTCTCGTTGTTTCTTTTCGGATTGATCTTTTTTGAAAGGGAAGCCTTTCATTTTTGGATTGATTCCCATATTGGTACCATGGTTGCGTTGACTTCAACGTATCATAAATATTTTTTTATGCAAAGGCGACAGAAAAAGTGAATCTACGTGGAATATTAGAGCAGCATCACAAGAATGACATTTGTCATTTTCACGATGCTCAAAGAGAACTCATACGACATTTTCTGCTTTCTGCGCTTGCTTGAGAGCCTGCGCCATCTCAAACGATCGACGAACCTGATCCATATCTAGATTCTCGAGTTCGATCATGGTACGAACCAGATCCATCGTGGACTTCATCTCATTGTGGTCCTTCATGGATTCAAGCTCTTCCGATTTAGCTAAAAGCTCTTTTTCGTGGGCTAGATCAACGCGGGACTTAGCATAAGCCTGCATAGTCTTGGCATTCTCTGATTTAGCCTGTTGCTCCATTTGTGCTTGCTGCTGCTGCATCTGCTGTTGCTGTGCTTTCTCCATATCCATGGATATCTGCTTCTTGTTGGTGATGAAGGCGGCTCTCATGATGGATGTATCGGGGATTGGCATACCCATTTGTTTGAAACTGATCAACTGCTGAAGCTCCGTCTGACGCTGCGTCGAGCTATAGTTCCCTTCTTCAACCTGGATGGCGTATTTAAGGGAAGACGCCGTGAAGAATCGTTCATTAGGCTCTCGACCGAGTATTTGACGAACCTTTTGTTTTGAGAAGTTTTTCAGGATAGCTTCTAATCGTATCTGGCCATATAGCCTCTGAGAGTAATCGGCCTTATCGAAGATGCCTTGAAGAGTGGTAAGTCCTGCTCCCTGCCTAAGCATCGATAAGATACCGGCTTTGTCGTCAGTTGCAGATCCTAGGAGCTCATCGTTGGTTCCTACGATGCGAGTAATGTCTTCTGATAGGGCCATAGATAAGCCTATGACTGATTCAGGGATTGCTTGTGGATCGAGCCTTTTGACGGATTCAGGGGTAAAGCCTGCTTTTAGTGGGATGACACATCCGTTATCGGTTTGACGGAATGCTTTTGCGTCTACTACTGCATCGACCGGATATACCCACGCGTTTTGAACCTGAGATTGGAGAAGATCGAGTTCTATGACCTTTCGGATATTGTATAGATGCTGCGCGTCTCTAGCACCCCTGATGATGCCCTGGATGCGCCATGCATACGATTGAAGATCTGGTTCGTGGTAACAAAGGGTGGGGACAAAAGGGTACCTATCTATGCCTAGAAGATTGGGTCCGTCGTAAATCGTCTGAGAACACACAGAAATGGCCATACGCACAGTTGGGATTTGCTGTTTAGTCACCTGAAGCCATGGCTGCTCATTGAGGATCTCTTTTATCTCATCGTCATCTGCATCGAAAATAGCCGATTCTTCAGTGATAGGATCTAGTATAACGTTCGCTTCACGTGTGTCTTTGTAGTAAAATTCGTCCCACGTGAACAGATTGTTAGTATCGAGATTGATGAGCTCTGCTTGAAGAGGAAATCGACCGTCTTTAAGTCCGGTAGCTCGCATCTTATTTATTTGGTCTTTATATTCAGGGGCTAGATTCATCGCTTCTTGCTTTGACACCCATCGTCTACGCCAAATTCCATTGCAGTCCGATAGATCCATTTTTCTAAAGTATGGATCGATGATGAAGTTCTGAAATGAGACGCTATCGGTGAATAAATCTCCTGATACAGGATCTAAGGTATAGTCGGGGTAAAGGTGAAGTAGGTTAATGCCTACGTCAGTAGAGTTCTCGAATGATTGGGAAAAATACTCCTGAAATCCGTCACGATCCTCACACCATCGGAGAACTTTGTTATAGTCATCGCAAAGGTCGTCGCTATTTTCCTGAAAAGGAAGAGTGACCGTGGATTTTCGGTTTCTACGCTGGAAACCACAGATCATGTTGGATTGACGACGAAGAAGGTTGAAAAAGTAGCGCCTCTGATTATAGTAAGATCCAGAGGCATACCAGAAAGACTGCAGATTCTGATCTCCTGCCTTGAAGCGCTTATCGATGTTCGCTTGCTGCTGGAACGCTGCGCTTGGAGTATAGGTAGCCTGATAGAAAGCATCCATGCGCTGGCGTATGTGCATTCCTTTTGAATCCGTTGGATCCAGGTAATTGGAAGAGCTGTATGAATTTCCGTATGATCCGATGGTGCACCTCGTAGGATTCTTTCTGCGTGATCCTGATATTAATAGGACGTTAGCACAAATTCCGTTTGCTATTAATATTTTTTTGACTACAGGTTAATAACCGCCGGCGAAGAATGGAGCCTCTCCGTATATCTCTTCTCGGATGGAGTCTATAGATCGATGGTCATCAGCATGTCCTGCGATGCCGCGTGGGAATGCAGAAAAACACAGATACCGGAGACTATCCGCCAGGTGATCGAACTTCTTCAGAGGTTTGTCTATCCCCTTATCGGCCGCCTTATGATCCCACACATAGCTTTGAATACAGTCTATAAGATTTCTGCAACTTTTCATGATCACTAGGTTTTTTTGAGAGATGAGTTTAGAAACACATCGAATGCCTTCAAGAACGTCATTACTAGCGTCTAGAACAGGAAGATTCCTATTGCGAAGCTCCATCTTAAAACCTGCCGCGCTAGGGTCTATGTATATCGCTCGAATCCCTCGGTAGCGAAGCATCTTATATACATCATCAGCAAGCTCTGCATCGGTTTGGGAACGGCCTCTTTGAATACTGTCATAATAGTACTCATCAACGATAGTGATTTGGGGCCATACTTTCGGATTGACCGCAGCGACTACACATGCGGTGGCGTTTGATATACCAAAATCTGCCGCTGCTATGTAATAGGTCGCATTATTTTTAGGTTCATCGACAAGGTTGGTATAATCGAATGAATCGTAAATCAGCCCATGTGCAAATGCCCACTTTCCCTCGATGAATCTTTGATACCAAACGCCTGTGTATTCTTTTTTAATGGCTTCTTTGTAGGATTCGTCTAGAGATGGATTGTCATCGAGAGTGAAGTTAAATACGGCCATGTCGAGATCGCTAGATCGGTCGATGTAGTCTTTTTTAAGCCAATGTGATGGGCCTTCGGGGTTGCAAGTAGCAAAGAGCTGCGCTCCTTTGACGCTTAGCCTTCCGGTAAGCATCTTCCAACATGGAGCAGGGATGCATGTCACCTCATCTACATATGCGCATGCTAGAGTAGCTCCCTGAATGGCACGAACTGAGCTTTCATCATGAGCACCTACAAAGTAGACATTTCTTCCGTACAGTTGCGTTTCTGTGGATTTAGAGGTGGGTGGATTTCCACCTACGATATTATACAAGTCATTTAGGACGTTTCGTTGGATTGTGGTTCGGTTCACACCCACTATCATCACATCGCCAGGAGGACCATTGCGAAGAAATTTAACGAACCTCCAGATGGAGGCGTATGTTTTTCCTGACCGTATGGCGCCTACCCAAATATTCAGACGCCTGGTTGATTCATGAATGCTCAAGATCTGCTTTTCACTGAACACTTTTTTCTTTCATTTCTCTGAGTTCTTTTCTTAGGACAGCGTTTTCCTCAGCAAGCTTCTCCACTAAAGCAACCACAGCTTCATTCTGTGGAGTAGAGTTTGGCAATTTCTTCATCACTTCGTAATCGATCTTGTGCTCGACTTCTTCTCGATTGTGCTGTCTTAGGAGGTGGTCATAAATCGCAGCGCTTTTTGCCCAAACTCCATAATTCATCTCATTTTTACTACACTTATCAGCTCTATTCTTTGCAACTCTTTCTTTAGCCTTTTTGTAAGCTTTAGAGAAGGTTTCACTTCTATCACAGAATTCATCGAACTGAGCTACTAAGTATTCTTTATTATAAGCGAATTCATAGATTGCAGTAGAATCTGGCTTTAGGGACCATTCTAACAAATCTGCAGCTTCTTTTTCTAAATCGTACTTCGGTGGGCGTCCATTATTTTTGAAGTAGCAAGGATGACCTTTTGGAGCTGGCATTATAACTTATCCTGAGGGAGTATTCACGGGGTGCTATATACAAGTATTGCATAGTATCCAGCTCCCTCAAGCGTATTGCTGACGGAGATGGGGACAAAAGTAGGATTGGCGACTAGAAAGTCGTCGATGTCCTTTGTGATCATCGCGATGCTTTGCTGTGAGAACGCTTTTGCGTGATAGGCCATTGATCACCACTCTACTTTAATTTTTATACTAATGTCCTGAGGAGTTCCTGCAAAGGCTTTTATTGACTTTGAGACGAGTTCTTGCAAGACGGGGCAGTCTTTTGAGCACGAAAGGAGTCGATACTCAGGATATCTGCACACAAGCTTTTGATCTTCGCTTTTCAGAGTGATAGCGACCTCGCAGAAATCAGACCCTTTTTCAGTGGTATTTTCTTTTTCATCAAGTACGGATTCTTCGTGATGGAAACTCAAAGATGTTGGCAATTCTTGCATAATCACCTAACTTTTAAAGGCGAGTATATCAAGATTTTTTTTAGAATCAAAGATTTTTCCCAATTCCCTCTTCCAATACGTTAAAGAAAGGGATCGGTGGCTGTTAAACTTTGAACCTCCTTTTGATCCATGCCGTATCAATACTCCTTTAGACCGAAAGAGGCGCACATTCTGGCCTTGAATTCGATATAGTCTATGTCAAAAGGTATTTGATCCATCGTTTTGATGTTTAGTAGATAGTCATTGGTGATCCGCATGGTTTTTCCGGTCTCAGTCATTTTCATGCAGGACACGGCCTCGTGGGCTATGGATCTGTTTTTCTGGATTAATGCGCCACGGTTGGACGCGGGATGCATTTTGGCCCATATTTTGTCGAAGTTGCGGCGCAGGCTGTCCGTGGAACGAACCTGATTCACCCAGAAAGCGTCTTGGTCAAAGATGTAGTCAATCAATGCTGCGATATCCAAGGCTTCTCGTTTGTCTATTGATATCATGAGGTCGATCTCGCGCGCCCAGCTCTCAAGTTTGGGGGGTTTCAACTTAGGATGGACGGCCAAGATGCGGGCGAGGAGGGCGGACGCGAGCGATAACCCCACAGAACTGTTTTCTTTTGGCTTTAGAGGCTGTTTACTACACTTGGTAGACTCGGAGTAGCCATCTAAGTTTTGATTCGATTTTTGAGGCCTTAGAATCAATCCTTCAAAATCTTCCTCTTCTTCCCCTTCATCGCCAGATGAAAAGCTGACTGGATTATCGGGCGCGTTAGCGTCCCGATGCTCCCCTTTAGGGGCGGGGGGGACATTGTTGTTATCTTTTTTTAAGTATGTGTTTTTAGAATATGGTATAGGTGTTGGAGATGGGCAATCTTGATTTTGGAGATCTACATTTTCGATTTTGGAGATCTCCAAAATCGATTTTGGAGATCCTGATTCTTTTGGCTCCTCAAAATCAGGCAACCATTTAGAGGGTTCACAGAAAGAGTACCACACGGTTCTGTCATAGCTTGACTTGTTGAAGTTTCCCTTTTTTAAGACTGGTTCGTGTTGCATATCTTTAGATTTTCGGCTTTTGCCGGTGCAAAGCTTGTTTAGCAAATCGAAAATCCTGGCCTTAGAGATGTACGGGAAATGAGCGGCTATT